AGTATTCACAGGTCTCTGCAGTTGGAAACTTTTTTTGAAAACGAAAATCATTATCGGATAGGATTGTTTTATGAATGACTTGCGCGTGGTTAAAGTTAAAATTGATTCTCTCCTATTCGACCCTGATAATGCTCGTAAACATAGCACGAAGAACATTGATTCTATCGCAGGGAGTCTGAAGCGTTTTGGTCAGCGTAAGCCTTTGGTGGTGACTGGGTCAAATATTGTGATTGCTGGTAATGGGACTTTGTTGGCTGCTAAGAATTTGGGTTGGTCTGAGATTGTTGTTGCGTATGTTCCGACTGATTGGACTTTTGAACAGGCCAGAGCTTATGCGTTAGTTGATAATAGAACTGCTGAACTTGCTGAGTGGGATGCTGACAAACTTGCTATGCAACTGATTGAATTAGATTCTGTTGGTTGGGAATTAGATGATGTTGGGTTTGAGAAACTTGAGCCACCTACTAATGAATTGAAAGATAAAAAATCCAATTGGGTTGATTGTGATGATTGTGGTCGAAAGGTTTTAGAGAAGAATGTCGAATCCACCGAAACCGATTGAGGTTAAACGTAAACTTGGTAATCCTGGTCAGCGTGCTTTGCCTGATACAAGTGAAACCATTTTGATTGAACCTATTTCTGATTTGCCTGAGCCACATAGACAATTGTTTGATGCTGGTTTGGAGTTGTGGAATCGTACTTGGTCTATGGGTCAGTTATGGATTTCACCTAAGACTGATATTGAGTTGTTGTTGATGACTTGTGAAATGTTAGATGAACGTGTCAGACTAAGGGCTTATGTTTGGAACAATCCTGAAGCATGGAGAGAGAGAAAGGCGTTGCGTGAACTTGAAAAAAATATTACTAATTCTTTGTCTTTACTGGGGTTTACTCCTACTGACAGGTCTCGCTTAGGTGTTGCTGAAGTTAAAGCTAAATCTAAGTTAGAAGAGTTAAGGGCTAAACGTGACCAACGCGATTGAGGGTTGGCCGTCTCGTTGGCTGACACCTGTTCCTGATTCAGCTCTTGAGTTGAGTCGTGGTGTTGATGTTTCAGATTTTATTAATGCAATGTGTATACAAACTAAAGATACTGTTGCAGGTCGTACTGGGCAACCAATTGTTTTAAGACCTTGGCAGAAAGAATTGTTAAATCACATTTTTGCTGTGCGTGATGATGGTCGTTTCAAACACAGAACTGCCTTAGTGGGCATGCCGAGAAAAAGTGGAAAATCTGCTTTATCTTCTGGTATTGCTTTGTGGAGTTTATTTTTAGGGGAAAACGGTGGCGAAGTTTATTCTTGTGCTGCTGACCGAGACCAAGCAAGAATTGTTTTTGGTGATGCCAAGAAAATGATTGAAGCTGAACCTGAGCTGATGTCTCAAGCAAAGTTGTATCGTGATGCAATTGAGATTCCATCAACAGGTTCTGTTTATCGTGTTCTTTCATCTGAGGCTTTTACAAAAGAGGGTTTGTCACCAACACTTGTTGTTTATGATGAGTTGCACGCTGCACCTAATCGTGAACTGTTTGACGTTATGACTCTTGGTATGGGTGCAAGACGTGAACCGTTGTTGCTTGCTATCACAACTGCTGGTGTCAAAACAGATAACACAGGTCAAGATTCTGTTGCTTATTCGTTGTATCAATATGGTCAAAAGGTTGCGCGTGGTGAAGTTGATGACCCAAGTTTTTTTATGTCTTGGTGGGAAGCACCAAGTGAATCAAACCATAGAGACCCTGAAGTTTGGAAACTTTCTAATCCTGCGTTTGGTGATTTGAACTCTGTTGAAGACTTTGAGTCTGCTGTTAAGAGAACACCTGAAGCTGAGTTTCGTACAAAAAGAACTAACGCTTGGGTGTCATCACAAACAGCATGGTTGCCTAACAATGCTTGGGAATCAAGATTAGTCAAGAAAGAAATTGATAAAGATGTACCAGTCATTTTAGGTTTTGATGGTTCTTTCTCAGGTGATGCTTCTGTAATTGTTGGCGTAACAATTGAAGAAGTCCCACATGTGTTTCTTGTTGAGGCTTGGGAGAAACAACCAGAGGACACAGATGATTGGCGTGTGGATTCTTTAGAAGTTGAAAACTCAATCATTGAAGCCTGTTCTCGTATGAATGTTAAAGAGATTGCTTGTGACCCTTTTCGTTGGCAAAGAACTATGCAGGTTTTGCAAGATGCTGGTTTACCTATTGTGGAATGGCCATCAACTTCTGCATCAAGAATGATTCCAGCTTGTTCAAAGTTTTATGATGCTGTTGTTAGTGAGAAATTAACAAATGACGGAAACCCATTATTGACAAGACACATATCAAACGCTGTAGTGAAAGTTGATAGGTTAGGCCCTAGAATTGTAAAAGAACACAGAGGCTCACCACGAAAAATAGATGGTGCAGTTGCTAGTATCATTGCTTTTGATAGGGCAACAGTTTCTCGTTCAGAATCTGAAGTCCTTGTCCCACAGTTTTTTGTTTAAGGAGTTTTTTTGTTAGCAACAATAATCCAAGTCCTAGGTCTTGTTTTAATTTCCACAGGAATCTTTTTAGTCTCAATCCCAGCAGGTATAACAATTGCTGGTCTATCATGTTTAGTTTTAGGTATCGCTATTGAAAGAAGTAAATAATGTTAAACAATTTATTCAATCTTTCTGAGAACAGAGCTATAAGTTTTCAATCCATTTGGGGTGCTGGTGACACATTTGCTTTCACCACAGAATCAGGCGCACCAATTGACGAAAAATCAGCAATGCGTATCAGCGCATTTTACGCTTGTGTGCTTTTAATATCTGACACCATTTCAACACTTCCAGTTGATTCTTATGTTAGAAGAGACGGCAACAGAGTTCCCTACAGACCAAGACCTGAATGGGTACAAAGACCAGATGTAGATTTATTAAGAAGCGAACATTATCAACAATTACTTGTATCTTTACTTATTGACGGAAACTCTTTCACAAGAATTTATCGTGATGCGCGTGGAGATGTTGCCAACCTTGTTTGCATAGACCCAACAAGAGTTGCAATAAATAGAAATCCTCAAACAAGAGAACTTGAATATGTAATTGACAACGGTGTAAATGGAACTGTTGCACAACAAGACATGATTCACATTACAGAAATTCGCACACCAGGTGCAACTCGTGGACTAAGTCGTGTAGCAGAACTAAAAGAAAACCTAGGTTTGGCTTCAGCTTTACAAAGTTTTGCTGCAAGATATTTTGGTCAAGGTGCAACAACACAAGGCATCATTGAATACCCAGGAAACTTAACTGCTGAGCAAGCAAAAGATTTAAGAAACAATTTTGACAACTCGCATAAAGGATTTAAGAAAGCACACAAAACAGGAATCCTTTCTGGTGGTGCAAAATATACAAAGACAAGTTCACCACCTGACGAAGCACAAATGTTGCAATCACAACAATTCGCTGTTGAACAAATTGCAAGAATCTTTAGAGTTCCTTTACACATGATTCAAGTCACCACACCTGGTGCAATGAGTTATGCAAGTGTTGAACAAAACAACATAAACTTTGTGACACACACATTAAGACCTTATGTTCAAAAAATTGAAGATGCCTATTCAAGACTTCTTCCAAATGAGGCTTTCATCAAATTCAACGTTGATGGTTTATTGCGTGGAGATTACACAACAAGAATCCAAGGTTACTCAATTGGTTTACAGTCAGGCTTTTATTCTGTGAACGACATTAGAAGATTTGAAGATTTACGACCTGTTGAAGAGGGAGACCAATTCAGAGTTTCTTTGGCAAACATAAATATTGCTGAAGCTGATGTTATTGAGCAGGATAAAAAGGTTCAGATGGCTCAAAGACTTGTTCTATCAGGTTATGACCCAGGACAAGTTCTTTCAGCTCTTGGTCTTCCACCGATTAAACACACAGGGCTTCCATCATCACAATTGCAACAGGTTGCACAAATTGACCCAACAAATCCTGAATCAGTTTATGACATTACGAGAACAAGTGAAGTTAATGTTCAGATACCTGAAACAATTGTTAATGTGCCACCAGCAGTTATCAATGTTGCACCACCGATTGTAAATGTTAATGCACCAGAATCTAAACAAACAATTAGAACTGTTGAAAGAGATAAAGACAATCTAATTACAAGAATCATAGAAACAACTGAGGAATAATAATGGCAACTGGTTTAAGCGCATACACAGCAAACAAATTTTTGGATGCTTTAGGTAACGCAACAGCATTTTCTGTTGCAGATGTTTACATAAAGTTACACGTTGGAGACCCAGGTGCAAACGGTACAACTAGTCCTGCAACTGAAACTACAAGAAAAGTTGTGACATTCGCAGCAGCAGCAAACGGAAGCATTGCATCAGATGCAGCAGCGACATGGACAAACATTGCAGGTTCACAAGATGCCACACATTTTACAGCTTGGGACAATTTGACAGCAGGTAACTTTTTATTCTCTGGAACAATAACCTCAAATCCTTACACAGCAGGAGACACAGTAACTATTGCTTCAGGTTCTTTAACTGCATCTCTAACAGTCGCAAGCTAAACAAATGAGTGCCACAGGCTCACTCATTCTTGATTCCTCTGTCAGAGGAATTTTAGACACTAACACTTTGTATGGCACGACTGAAAACATTTCAGCAACAGGCTCATCAAATCTAAATGGTCTGTCTTCATCAGCCACAGCCTCTGTTGTTAATCCTCAAACAGCCCAAGCCTCACTTGGTGCTATCACTTCAATAGCATCAGTAGATGTAGCACATTCAGCTCAAGGTGCTACAAGCCTTGGTTCACTTGAATCATTAGTCCAAACAGTCATAACAAAAACAGCGTTAGCGCAATCATTATTTGATGGGCTTCAAAGTTTAGGAACTCTAGGTGTAGTTCTTGAGGCTTCAGGTCAATCAAATTTTGGTGGACTATCTGCATCAGGCACAGCAACAGGTGGAGAACCACCAGCACCACCTGAACCCCAATATGGTTCAAGAGGTCCTTATCAAAGAAAAGTCAAACCAAAACTAGAACCTATATTTGAACCTGAAATTCCTGTGATTATTGAAACAAAAAAACCATTAAAGATATTGATGTTAAAACCTGACACAATATCATCAAATTTTAATGCCTCAGCGCAAAATCGTATAGACTTTTCAATAAGACAGGATGAAGCAGACTTGCTTCTAATTCTTTAAGGTAGGTTATGTCTCTAACAAGTGGAGTGATAACAACAAATGCTTCTTCAGCAGTTTTGATAAAGAAAGCAGGTTCAAATCCTATTAAATTAAATTTGCATAATTCGTCTGGTGGAGTGATTTACCTTGGTGGTTCAAATGTTTCTAGTTCTAATGGTTATCACTTAAACAATACTGAAAATTTAGATTTAACTTTACTATCTGGCAATTCATTGTATGGTTTATCAGGTTCAGGTTCTCGCGATATTGCTTGGTTTGAGCAGGATATTTAATGCCGTATTTCATTACTGATAAATCTCCTGATTGTTCAGGTTGGGCAACTATTAAAGAAGATGGCGAAGTTATAGGCTGCCACGAAACTAAAGAAGATGCGATTGCTCAAATGGTTGCTGTTTCGATAGCCGAAGACATGGAACCTGGTGGTGAGCGCGCTTTGCCTGAAGAATTAACTGAGGGCGATTACGTGATGTGGTTTAATGGCGATGAATTAATGCAAGGTGAAATTAAAGAAATACAATTTGATGGTGAACTTATGGTTCCTAATACTAATGAAATCATGGTTGGCACGCCTTTTAATCCTGCAGCCCTAATTCAGGTTTACAAAGAACAAGGTGGTGGCTGGATAAACACTAATAACTTTGTGGCAGTTGAATTCTCAAGGTTAAGAAAAACAGAAGATTTAGAGGAATCAAACGAAGAAGCGCAACCAACTTTAGTTGAAGACGAAGAAATCGAATCAGAAGAAATGATGCAAGAAAGAGCAACTCCTGATTCTTTAAACATTGGTGATTATGTTTCCTGGAACACATCTGGTGGTCGCGCTCGAGGTCGAATCACAAGAATTGTTAGAGATGGTTCAATCAATGTTCCTAATTCAGATTTCACGATTCAAGGAACTGAAGATGATCCTGCAGCATTGATTTGTTTATATAGACCAAGAGGAAATGGTTATGAAGCCACTGCAACTCTTGTTGGTCACAAGTTTTCAACACTAACAAAAATTGATGAACTTCCTGAAAACACAGAAGAAGAAAACAGCAGGGCAATCAATCAAGAAGCACCTGCATATATGCGTGCTGCTGCAAGAAGAGGTTTAGAACTTAACGCTGATGGTCAAGGTGGAGACGGACTAACTGAGAAAACAATTCGTGAAGCAAGACTAATGGCTGATGGTGTTGTTTCAGATGACAAGTGGGTTCGCATCGCTGCTTGGATTGCAAGACACATGGAAGATTTAGATGCTCCACAAAATTCAAACACTGATGATCCACAATATCCTGGCCCAGGTTTGGTGGCACATTTATTATGGGGGTCCGGACCAAGTAAACGTGCAGCGCAAAGAACTATGGAATACGCTCAAGGCGTTGTTGAAAGAATAAGAAGAGAAGAAGAGCAAGCACGCTGGGCAACTGTGAATGTACAATTAAAGAAACAGAAGGAAGAGAAAATGCCATCAAAAGTTGAACGCAGAGTCAATGATGTTAAATTTGAAATTCGTGAAGGCGAATTAGACACAAATAAAATGACCTTCACCGGCTATGCAGCCGTATTCAATTCACCAAGCGAACCACTGCCATTCACCGAATACATCATGCCTGGCGCTTTCAAACGTTCTCTTAAATCACGTAACGAAATCAAACTTTTCATGAACCACAACACAGACATTGTTCTTGGATCAACCAGAGCCAAAACTTTAAAACTTAGCGAAGACTCAAGAGGCTTGTTAGCCGAAGCAGTTCTTCCAGATACAACAGCAGGAAGAGACCTTTCTGTTTTGATGCAACGTGGAGATGTCAGTTCCATGTCTTTTGGTTTCAGTGTTCCAAGCAAAGGCGACAAATGGACCAATGATGGAATGTCTCGTGAACTTCATCAAATCAGACTGCACGAAGTTTCTATCGTCACAGGCTTCCCGGCTTACGAAGCAACCACAGCAACAGTTAGATCCATTGATGCTTTGGCAACAAGAACCGGTATGGATGCAGACGTTTTGGCTGATGCTTTAGTTAAATTAGAATCGGGTGAAAACCTTTCTAGCCAACACGCAAACA